GACAACAAAAAATTATTGACACGGTTTTAAATGAAAAAGCCGACTTAACTTTGATTGACGGAATTTGGGGTTCTGGCAAGTCCCTTCTTTCGGTTTACATTTGCCTGAGACTGTTGCAAGCCAAGAAAATTTCCAACATTCTTTATATTCGTAATATCGTTCAGAGCGGATCAGGAACTCTTGGATGGTTGGGTGGAGACTTGGATACTAGATTGGGACCGTATATGCTTCCTTTAAAGCAAAAACTAGACGAACTTCTACCTCAAAGCCAAGTAAACAAACTAATCAGTGAAGGGTATGTCCAAAGCCAGCCTGTCGCTTTATTAAGGGGAACTTCATACAACTGTTATGGCATCATAATAGACGAAATAGGGTGCATGACAGAAGAAGATATTCTTCTCAGTCTTAGTCGAGTAGGTCAGTTTAGTTATGTATTCGGCGTGGGAGACTCTTGGCAGGTTGATGTTAAAGATTCGGGATTTAGAAAGATTTATGAAACATTTGATGACGAAGAATCAAGAGAACACAAAATTTTTGCATTTGAGCTTCAAGAAGAGCAGGACATTCTAAGGTCTGAATTTTTGAAGTATATAATGAAGAAAGTAAAGTCTAGATAATTGATTTAAAAAATAAAACTCTTTATAATTAAATACTATGATTCATAAATTTTGCGTCAACTGTGGGGTTAAAAACTCCTTTCAAGCTACTCCTCCCAATTTTTGTTGTGGCTGCGGTAAGCCATTTAATAAAGTTTTATCAAGCTCGCAAGCTTCTCAGGATGTAGATAATGAAGAACAAGAAGAGGCTTCTGTAGTTATCCCTCCAAAAGAATCTTTAGCTAGTGGGTGGGGAGCTTCTCAAGTAGGTATGGAAAATCAACTTACTTTTGGGAGTCTTTATAATAATCCAACTAAACCTGTGGGTAAAAATCAAAGGCCAGAGCCAAAAAATACTTCTGGAGACATTCTAAAGCAATCAATTGAAGAATGCAGGTCCGTCAAGGAGTCTAAAGAGATTGGCGGCTAATGTTTATATTTGAAGATAAAATTGATGAGATAGACAAGCTTCTTGCTCAATCTAAAAGTCAGTGGAAGTTGGATTCAATAAACTGGATCGACTATGACGATATTTGTCAAGTAATAAGGATTCATATAAAAACCAAGTGGGAGCTTTGGGATCAAAATAGGAGTTTTGGAGCTTGGTGCAGAACTGTTATAAATAATCAAATAAGAAACGAAATTCGCAACAATTATACTACATTTGCGAAACCCTGCATAAAATGCCCTCATTATGTTTCTGAAACTGGATGCTCTTTTACCGAATCTAAAAAACAGGACAACTCCTGCCCTGATTATGAAAAATGGTTTAAAAAGAAAAAGTCAGTTCACGATGTTGAATTAGCATTGCCTATTGATTCTGTCGTAATTAACAATTCCACAGAGTTGTATGATGAATTAGATTTCGAAAAAAGCTCGGCAAGTCTCCACTCTAAAATGCTGGATTCTTTAAGTAATAGAAAATATAAAGAAATTTATAGACTCTTGCATATTGAAGGAATTAGCGAAACTGAGGTTGCAAAAAAGATGGGCTTTAAAAAAGAGTCTGGCAAGAGAAAGTCTGATAGATACAAGCAAATGGATAATATCGAGAAAAAATTCATAGCACTTGCTAAAAAAATCCTAGACGAAAATGACATTATCGAGTGAACAGAAAGCTAGAATAGACGAACTCTATGAAGAGAACCAAGATTTAATTTGGATTACTCAACAACTTTTTGAGGATGACTCTTTAAAAGGCGTCCACAAAGAGGGGCGAGCAGTCAAGTCTTATCTAGTAACAAAAGGTAAAAAATACAACACAACCAAAAGTGAGGCAAAATGCGAGTTTGAATTAAATTCTACTCAAAAAGAGCTTTTAATGTCTGACCAGATTTCTTCAGCCATGTCGCCTATAGAGATTACGAGACTTGTGTATCAAGACCCTGATATAAAGCCTTTGTCTGGTCAACATAGGTTGGTCATTTCCTTCCTTGAAAAATTCAGAACTGACGTAGTTGACCAAGGCCAGTCTTTTTCAGGATCAGATTGGTATGCTCCTAAATCTATTCCTATGACAGTTCGTAGAGTTAATAAATGGTGCGACATTTCTTTAAAGGAAGATGTTAAGGAACTGTCTACCAAGCATAAGAGGTATATGGAGAAACTTTTGGAGTATCTGAATATCTTTAAATTAAAGCAAACTCTTAATAGTTTCAAAACGACTTCTGATAGAGAACTTTTTGAATCTGAATTTATTAGAGCTACTTGGGATAAGCCTGATTTGACTGTGGACGAAATCAATCTATACATGATGATTTGCAGCAACTACGTAAGAGCAGGGCATATTCAAAAAAGATTAGATCAATTCAATTTAATGCTTGAAAGTGAGGATTTGGAAAGCGGAGAAATTTCCATGAGACTTACGGAACACGTAAAGGCTACAAATGACGAGTTAAACGCTTGTGAAAAACGAATAGAAAGCTTAACTCACAAACTTAATGGAAGCAGGGCGGAAAGATTAAAGAACAAAACTAAAAATGCAGGAAACATCTTAGATTTAGTCGCTAATTTTCAAGAACACGAAAGAAGAACCATGATGTTAGACATGGCGGATATGAGGCTTAAATTAGTAGACGAAGAAGCTACTAGGCTAGAAAGCCTTGACGAATTTAAAGCTAGAGTCTTTGGAATTAGCAAAGAAGAACTTCTTTGAAATGGAAAAGTGTCTTTTTTGCAAAAAAGAATTCAAAAGTGAGAGAGGACTACACTCTCACATGAGGGTTCATGGAGGTAAGGAAATTTATTACCAAACTTTTTACCCAAAAACTGACCTTTACGATAATTCGGCTATCCAGTTCAAAAACAAGGACCAATATTTCTCTTCCTTTTTTAATTCAGACGAAAACAGAAAGGCTTTCTACAAATCTTATTCTAATTTGAAATTAAAAAAACAAACAGCCATAAAGGAGATTTCAGAGAACTTAAAATTTAGAAATTGCGAATTTCTTCCAAGCCAGTCTTTCTTTGAGTTAGCTCCTTTGCCTGATATCAGAGTTATCAAAGACTTATTTAATTCGTGCAGTCAGTTTTGTCAAAACGCCTCTCTTGATCCTTTGTTTACTAAAAAGCTTCCTAAGACCTTTTTCAGCGATAGTCTGGACTTAGATTCAATGAAGATTTTTATAGATTCAAGAGAGCAAAATGCTTTTGATTATAAGAACAGTATGGTTAACAAATTAGACTTTGGAGATTATACTGCTGCTGGAGACTTTTACTCAAAAGTCTTTATTGAAAGGAAGGCCTTGGGAGACTTTGCTTCGTCTCTAAGTTCTGGATATGAGCGGTTTAAAAAAGAACTTGATAGGGCTAAACAATTCAATTCTTATATTGTCATGGTTGTAGAGGGTTCTTTGTTAGATGTCGAAAATCATGTAAACTCTTTAAAAAAGGGTAAAAGACCAAATTTGTCATACGCCTTTCACAACGCAAGAAACCTTTTAATTGAATACGCAACGAATTTTCAAATAGTCTTTTGCAACGGGAGAGATCGCGCTTCTGAACTTGCACAAAGGATTCTGTTTTTTGGCAAAGAAGCTACTGAATGCGATTTGCAATATTATTTATCAAATGTGGACTAAAGGAATACAAGCTGAGAAGTTTGATTTTTCGGCTAGAAAGATCAACGACGAGATTAGAGAAATAGAAGGTTTCATTCCAGAAGATGAAGCCGCTATTTTATTGTTTAAATTTTTAAGGAATAACATAGGTTACGCCTCTGAATTATTCATTGGAATGAAACTTTTCCCGTTTCAGGAGATGCTCATTAAATCAATGATGATTGGAGATTTTTCAATGTTCGTGCTGTCTAGGGGTATGTCAAAAACGTGGTCTGCGGCTATTTATGTTATTTTGCAATTGATATTTAGGCAAGGAGTCCAAATCGGAGTCCTTTCGTCTAGTTTCAGACAGGCTAAATTTATTTTACAAAAAGCCCAAGATATTTTAAATAAACCAGCCGCTGTTTTGGTAAAAGATTTGTTTTCTTTCAGTAGAGGCACAGATCAGTGGGTTGTTACCTGTGGCTCGTCAAGAGCTACCGCACTTCCACTTGCCGATGGCTCAAGACTTAGGGGATTCAGATTCCAAATTTTATTATTGGACGAATTTTTGAACATATCAAAGAATATATTTCAAGAAGTTATCTTGCCGTTCTTGGGCGTTATTGACAACCCTACAGAAAGAGATGATTTAAGAGAGCTTGAAGACTCCCTTATTGAAAAGGGAGAAATGACAGAGGCTGAAAGGTATAAATGGACTGACAACAAGTTGATTCTACTTTCCTCTCCATCTTATACTTTTGAGTATATGTATGAGCTTTACTGCCAGTATAGAGATTCTATTCTAGGCGTAGACATTAGAGATAAAGCTCTTGATGAAGAATTTGGCACAGATGCTTACAAGATAATCTTCCAGTTAAGTTATGACTGCGCCCCAAAATCTCTTTATGACAAAAACCAATTAGCAATCGCTAAAAATACAATGTCTGAATCCATTTTCAAAAAAGAGTATGGGGGTCAATTTGTTTCTGAATCAGATTCTTATTTTAAACTTTCTAAAATGGCGGCTTGCACAGTTCCTGATGGGAGTAATCCTCATGTGGAAATAGCAGGGAATCCTTCTGATGAATACATAGTTTCTATTGACCCTTCTTGGTCTGAAGACAGCGGATCAGATGATTTCGCAATGGAGGTGTTTAAACTAAATAAAGAAGAACAAAAAGCTTGCCTTGTCCATGCTTACGGACTGTCAGGAACAGGATTGAAAAAACACATTGCTTATTTTCATTATTTAATCACCCATTTTAATGTTCAAGCAGTTTGCTTGGACTATGCTGGAGGCGTTCAGTTCATTTCTGCCTGTAATGAAAGCGAATTATTTAAAAAGGATGGAATTAATCTTGGAGTTTTAGAAATAGACAATGAATTTGACAAGCCAGAAGAATACCACAAGGACTTAATAAAGTTCAAAAACTCACTAAAGCCTTCTCAATACAATTTTTGTTATTTAAGAAAGCCTACTTCGAATTGGAACAGGCAAGCTAATGAGCTTTTGCAAACCAATATAGATCACAAGAGGATTTGGTTCGCTTGCCCTGCTATTGATGAAGCTTTTGTCGCGCAAAGGGACAAACAAATTCCAATAGATAAATTAAAGTGGGATAAAGCTAGACCTCCAGAAAGCGCAAAAGGAAAGAAGATAGATTTTTTAGACCACCAAGTTTCTAAAATAGAACAAACAAAACAGCAATGCGCGAATATTGAAGTTGTTACTAATCCTCAAGGCTCTCAAACTTTTAGACTGCCGCCTCACATGAGTAGACAGACGGGGCCGAATAAGCCAAGAAGGGATAATTATTCTGCGCTTGTTTTGGGGAATTGGATGGCAAAAATATATTTTGACTCTTTTTACGCGCAGCCAGAAGACGTTCCTTCTGCCACGTTTACGCCATTTGCTATTTAATTAAAAGACGCTGGTTGTTATAATTTGATTGAAAATGTGAATTGTCAAACATTTTTTTCGAAAAATCAACAAATAGTGTAAAATTCAATATGCCGCGCAAGTATACTAAGAAGAACCAAGCATACTGGGCTGAAAAGTCTCTTGGAATGTCAAAATCAAAGTCGGAAAATTCTCAAGAATCGACTTTTGAACCTCAAATGATGGGAGAGCCTTTGATTTCTTTTGAAGAATCTAAGGCAAATAGGTTGTCATCTCCCAACCAAAGAACTAAATCGAGAACTAATAGAGTTACGTCTGGAAGAATACGAGATAAATTCACTAATATCCAAGAAGGGATTCTTCCATACGATTACACTGGCGAGTATGTAAGTATTAAAGATGCAATTGTTTTAACTCAAAAGGCTTATTTTAACATTCCTGTATTCAAATACACGCTTGACTTGCTTTCTGAATTTGCCAATACAGAGGTCTACTTAAAAGGGGGAGACAAATCCAGTCGTAAATTTGTAGAGGCGTGGCTTAAAGTCATTAACTTGTATGATTTAAAAGACCAATTTTTTAGAGAATACTTTCGTTCTGGTAATGTTTTTCTTTATGAGCTTAGAGGAAAATTAACGAAAAGCAGCGTAAGAAGGTTTGCGATCTCTAGCGCAGCCGAAAAAAAGGATATTCCCGTCAAGTATCTTCTTTTAAATCCTGCCGACATAGTTGTTAATGACCAGCTAAGATTCGGAGATTTTTCTTACGCGAAGGCTCTTACTCCTTTCGAGATTACGAGACTCAAGGAGCGAAAAACAGAAGAGGCTAAAAAAATGTTCGAAGGCCTTCCAGAAGATGTTCAGAAGCAATTAAAGGCAGACACTGCTTTCTCTACAAAAAAAGAAATACTGTTGCCTCTTGAGTTTGATTTGATTCATCCGGTTTTTTACAAAAAGCAAGATTATGAACCTCTTGCTGTTCCTATGGGTTTTTCTGTTTTGGACGACATAAATAAAAAGCAAGAACTTAAAAAGGTTGACCAAGCAATCATAAGGTCTATTGAGAATGTTATTTTGTTGGTGACTATGGGCGCAGAACCCGACAAGGGAGGCGTAAACCATAAGAACATAGCTGCAATGCAGTCCATTTTTGAAAACAAGAGTGTGGGTCGAGTGCTTGTTTCCGATCACACTACAAAAGCAGATTTTGTCATGCCTGATTTAAAAAAGGTGATGGGCAAGGAAAAATACGAAGTATTAAACAGAGATATTGAAGAAGGGCTTTCTAATATCTTATTGGGCGAAAGCAAATACGCCGATACTGAATTAAAATTAAAGATATTCTTTGAAAGATTGAGTGAAGTTAGAGAAAGGTTTTTAAGAGACTTTTTGCAAAAGAATATTAATAAAGTTTGTAAGAGTGCTGGATTTAGAAATCCACCTACGGCAGCTTTTGTCAAAAAGGACACAATCACAAATGAAGACCTTCAAAAACTTGCAACGAGAATGATGGAATTAGGCATTATCGCTCCAGAGCAAGGAATGGACGTTATCAACAAAGGAAGATTTCCAGAAGCTGAAGAAATGACGGAAGCTCAAGAAAAGTATCTTAAAGAAAGAGAAAAAGGGCATTATTTACCTATGGTTTTAAGTCAGACTCTTTTTGACACAGAAAACGAATCTGCGGAGGAAGAGCTTCAACCAACTGGAACAAAGGAGAAAACAACTGTCAGTGCGCCAACTGGAGGAAGGCCAATGGGAACGGCATCTTCAAAGTTTTCTCTCAACGGGATTAAGAACACAATCAAGCGTTTAAATGATTTTGAATCTAAAGCTCAAGCAGAGTATAGAAAAAAATCAGGCATCAAAAGATTAAACAAAGATCAGAAGAAATTAATTTCCGATATTTGTTCTTCAATCGCTTGCGATTGCGAATCTAAAGATTGGGATTCTAAAATTTTAGAGATCATTGACGATAATTCCGCTTTATTAAATTTGGGTGTAAGCGATGGAGTATTGAGTATAGCAGCAGAACACGGTCTTGATGACTACAGTGCGGCAATACTTTACCATTCTGACAACTTTAAAGATGAGTAAAGCAAAATTTGTTGGCGACCTAAAAGTTTTAAACGATCCAGAACTAAAGGCATTAGGCATTTCAAGGGCTTCCTTAATTTCAGAAGCCTCTTCTCTAATTCCTGAAAATCTTGACATGGAGAAGGGAGTTGATATACTTCCTGTGGTTTTTAACTTGGCCGTTGTAAACTCTTTCAATGCAAATGGAGATGGCATAGATTCCATCTCGGCGGCAAAAATGGTTAAGAACTTTATTCATAGGCCGATTAACTTAGAGCATCACAAAACAGATATTGTTGGTCATATCATTAATGCAAGTTTTTCAGATAAACAGCCTGACTTTTTTGAAAGAGATATTACGGATTTTATAGACAGAAAAGACCCTTTTTATATTACGGCGGCGGCAGTGATATACAAACACGTTTTCCCTGAATTGTCTGATGTTATTTCGCAAAGTTCCGACAAGGAAAGTCCTTACTACCAAGCTTTTTCCACTTCTTGGGAGGTTGGATTTAACGATTTTGACGTTGTAGTTGGAGAAGGGGACTCTAGAGAAGTTTACGAAAAGGGTTCTGAAGGCTTTGATTCTTACAAAGACAATTTAAAGGTATTTGGAGGATCAGGCTTTTATAATGATAAACCTGTTAATAGACTTTTAAAAGGTTCTTTGTATCCTTTGGGTGCAGCTATCACAGAAAATCCAGCGGCGAAAGTCAAGGGTATTTATACTAAACTCGTAGAAAAAGTAGCTAATCATAATAAAAAAAGTTCCCAAAATAAAAAAGAAGATGTAACTAATAACAAGGACAGTGATAATTTTCAAATGACCGAAGAACAATTCAACCAATTAACGGAGCTTTTAAAAGCAATTTCAGAAGCTAAAAACTTTGATTCAGAAAGCAAGGCATCTGAGGCCTTTACTGAAATCCAAAAAACCCTCAAAGAAGTCGGAGAGGGCTGGCAGAGTAAAGCTCAAAAAGCCGAAGCCGAAGCCAAGGAGATCGAAGCTGAAGCCAAGAAGATCGAAGAAGACCTCGCAGCTTCCAAAGTTGTTGTTGAAAATCTTGAAAAGGAAATCGCAGAAGCTAATGAGTCCATCAAGAGCCTCAAAGAAGACGCTGCTGTAAGAGACGCTGCTGAAAAGTTTAATTCAAGAATGGCTTCTCTTGCAAACGAATTTGACTTTACTGATTCTGAGGAAGAAATCGTTTCTGATGAAGTTCGTGCTTTAAATGAAGACGAAGACTTTGACAAATATGTTGAGAAAGCCAAAGTTGTTTTCGCTCACAGAATTAAGGTAGAAGAAGAGGCTCCTGCTGAAGAGGAAGAAATTGAAACTTCCGAAACTTCCGAAGCGAGTGTAACAAATAACAACGGCGACGAATCTGAGCAAAAATCTTTATTCGAAAGAGTAAGAGAAGCAGGGTTAACAGTTGCTTCTTAATTTTAAAATTTAACTAACAAAAACATGGCACAATCTATTACTCGCTTACTTCCAAATCGAAGCATCAATGAAAATGATGTTATCAATTTTTACTCTTTAAATACGGCTTCTGGAGAAGCTGGAACTTTTGTAAAAGTTGTTGACGCTGATTTATCCAAAGACGCTGTTCAGTATGTGGACAGACCAGATGGCTTCGCAAACACTTTAGGTAACGGAACTTCTCAGTATCCAGAAGTGCCTTACAAAGTTGGAGAAACTTCTGGAACGGGAGACGCTGGTGCTGTTCTCGGAATGCTCTTACGAGACGTAAGAGAAACTGACGAAAACGGAGAGAAGCTTCTCTTTTATCCAGACAAAAAGGCACAACTTCAGTGCGTTGTTTCTGGAGAAGCTAACCCTATCGCAACAAGAGGAACCGTTGAATTGAACGTCAGAGGTCTTGAGGGAGGAGTTTGTCCAAATGTGAATGACGCAGCCGTTCTTGGAGCAAATGGTAAAGTGACGGGAGTTGCTTATTCCGCTCTTAGCACTGAGCAAAAAGACGCAACAGTTGGAAAGTTTATCGGAACTGGAATTAGAGTTTCAGAAAACACCACCGATGCTCACGAAGGAGTTTACGCTTATCTTAAATTCTCTATCTAATCAAATAACCTAATTTTATCATGCGAATCGAAATCGAAAACACCGAAGATCAACTTGAGTTGATTAAAGCAATTGCATCCAAAGACCCTCAAGTGGCCTACGAAGCGAAAGCTGCTGTAGCAGACATTGTTGCTCCAGTAATCAGCAGGGTTATTAATACCGCCCCAACTGTTTCTAATTTTTACAGAACCGTTGGATTTGGAGAAGACGAAAACCCCTCTATGCCTTTAGACCTTCTTCACAACATTACTGGAGAAGACTATATTAGAGTTCACTCTCAAACTGTAGCTGGAGGCCTCTCTTCTAACGAGTTGTTTCCTCCATCTGATGAGCTTAAATTCAAAACTTACTCTCTTGATAGTGCTTGGTCTGTTGACAAGAAGTTTGCAAGAAAAGGTCGCCTTGACGTTATTTCTGCAATCTTTACGAGAATGGCTCAAGAATTTCTCTTGAAGCAAGAGAAGACTGCTACGAACCAACTTTTGGGAGCTTTAGTTGCTGCCGACACTAACGTTGGTGCAGGAGTAGCCGCTGGAAACCACGTTATTTCCGCTGGAACTGCAAATCAGTTACAAATTGATGATTTCAATAACTTAATCACTCTCTCTAAGAGAATGTTTAGTTCTTATTCTTCTGGAACGCCTACTACTGGAACTAGAGTCGGAATTACTGACTTGGTTATGTCTCCTGAAATGACCGAAGAGATTAGAGGCATGGCTTATCAGCCTGTTAATACTCGCTCTGGCGCAGTTGCCACTAGCGGAGCTTCCTCGATCCCTGCAACAGAGCAGATGAGAAACGAGATCATGGATAGTGCTGGTCTTGCTCAAATTTTCGGAATTGGAATCGTTGAAATCCTTGAAATGGGAGTTAATCAAAGATACAACAAGATTTTTGATGCAGTCAACACTGCTGCGGGATCGCCTGTCACATTTACTCAAGCCAATGATGAAATCGTCTTGGGTATTGACAGAAGTAATCCAGACGCTCTTATCAGACCTGCCATCACCGAAGAAGGTCTTTCTACTGAAGTTTCTATGACACCTGATGATCAGTTTGTCGATAGGCAGAAGAAGACTGGTTGGTATGGCCAAATTGAAGAGGGCCGCGTCATTACCGAAGACAGAGTATTGACTGGATTGGTTGTTTAATAGCAATTGATAAAAACCTTAAAAAGCCAATTGCGATTTTTTCGCAATTGGCTTTTTTATTTTAATACGTTATAATATAATATGGAAGAAGAACTAGATAACAAAACAACATTTGATTTCGACACTACTGATGCAAAAAACAGGGAAGAATCTTCTCAATTTGAATTGGATGAGCTTTTGCAGCTTAGAAACGTAAATCCTTATGGAACTTTAAATAAAGACATCTTCGCGTCAAAAGTCGAGGCCATGACCCTTGACGAAATGAGAGTTTTAGCTTCTAGAATCGGACTGACTCCAATCAACAGGCAAGAAGCTTTAAGAGGTAGACTTTTAGATTCTTTTAGTGATTATGTTTTAAAATACAGGGCTACACAAAAGCCCAAAGGAACCTCGGTCGATCCAAATAGCGAAGCTTACAAAAGTATAGAGCATCTTCTTTGATTTAAGTGTAAAATAAGGAGATGAACGATCTTGAATCTCTTGCTAGTGGTATTGTAGAATATTCTTTTCCAGATGACACAGGCCGCTTTCCCGTATCTTTTGTTTCTGGATGGCTTGAAACAAGTATTGGTGAACTGAATGGATTAACTCACGAAGACTTTTATATAGACTCTACTGGAGGAATTGGCCCAAGCGGTTTATATCCTGTTGAGAAAGAAATATTCTCAAAGCTTTATGAGATTAGTTATTATGAAAGAGCAGCGCGAGAAGCATTACGAGGAGTAATTTGGGGCGGCTCTGGAAGCCTTTCTGATAGTGTTACTATGGTAAAGGAGGGAGACACTACAATACAGAAAGTAAGTAAACACCAAGTTTCAAGGTCATTCTCTGAATTTGCCAAACAAGCGAAAGATAGTTTGCAAGATTTAATATCTCAATATAATATCCAAAAGTCATCCCCTATTCAAGTTGCTGGACTTGATGGATATGCTGAATAATAATGGCCTCTTCTTTGTTTACAGATGATGAAAAAGATGACTTGTCTGATTTGCTGGATAACGTCCACGAAACATTCAAGAAGGTGATTTATGCATTTGTTGAAGAAAATTCAAATACGCCCGTAGACCTTAATTACAATCCTATTTACGGCTCTTACAAGGATGAGTCCAAAGGTATAACAGATAAGGTTTTAACAAAAAACACAATTAATGCCAGAGTTAAATACTTTAAAAAGGGCGAAGAGGACAAGCTTGATGATACTGGACTAACTTCTTCTGAAAGCTTGGTTAGGGTAAAAGTTACGAATGCAGACAAAGAGACTTTATTAATATCTTCTTTTGTCGATATTGATGGAGAAAAATATACAGTAGTTTCTGACACTGAAGTTATTGGGCCTTTTGGCTCTCAATACTACAAACTCTATTTAAGGAGGGCTACTTAAATGGCTTCTTTTAAAGTTAGAATAAACAAAGCATCTCTTATGAGTGAACTTTCTAATACTGAAAATTCGAAATCAATGAGGACTCTGCTTGAACAAACCGTAGAGGCTAGGGTGGAAAAATCTAAACAAGAAATGGAGAATGATTTTGCGAATCATCCAGTAACTAAAGAGTTAGATAATGGCCCATCCTCTTCTAATATCTCAAAGACTTTGGGCGGTTATGGCAACTTGTTTTCTTTTATAGGTTTTACTTCGCAGGAAAAGCCTGTCGCGCAAATTAAAAAAGAGATTGAAAAACCTGTCAAAATTAAGGCAAGAAAATCAATTTTTAGCAACGGAAGGTTTAAAGTAGAAACTAATATTCCAACTCAAGAGTCACTAGAGGACTCTGGAAAAATCCCTTGGTCAACCGGACTTAGCTGGTTAAAAGGTATCGAAGAAGGAATTTCAGGATTGGGATTCTTTATTTTCAAAAAGGAGGGTGGGCTTTCTTCTAGATCGAAAACTGGAGTTCAGACCAAAGCGGATAAGGGAAGACAGTTTAAGCCAACTCCTTATTTAACTAAAATTTATAAAGACTTTTTTGATAGCATTAAAAAATGAAGGCTCAATTTGCTCACGAATTAATATCATCATTCTATTTGTGGTTTGAGGGCAAATTATTGTCTTCCGATTCGAAGGCTTACAAGACAAATCAACAAAACACTTTTGAATATGTAAATTTTAAGGATATTCCTTCTTCTTACCTTGGATACCAAGGTAGATTTAGGCAATTAGTCGCAGATGAAAATGTTGACGTTCCTAATTCTGGAGTTTTTATTGATGGGAGTTTTGTCACAGGCTCTTCTTCTGACATCTTTATAGACTACAACGATGGAAGAGTTATTGTCCCTCAAGCAAGCGGACAAAATTTAAATATAACTGCCAATAATACCGTTAAGGAGATCAATACTTATCTTTCAGAAGAGGATGAGGAGCAGATATTGTTGACAAGCGACTTCATTGACTCTTCCGACTTGTCCTCAAGCAATCTTTTTGAAAAAACCAGCAAGCGTAATAAAAAAACATATATTTTGCCAGCTTGTTTTATTAGATTACTGAATGAGACGAATGAAAGACTGTCGTTTGGTGGAGAAGACGACACCACAACAAAAGTAAGAGTAATTGTTTTAGCGAAAACAAACTATCTTTTGGATGGAGTCTTATCTTTATTCGCCAACACAGAAACAGAGTGCGTTTCTAGAATACCTTTTGAGGACTTCCCTTACGGATATTTTCATAATTTAAAGAATTTCCCCTACTCTTATTCATCTTTAAGTTCTAATTATGACTCAAAAACATTTATTGAAAATGTATCAACTTCCAAAGTTGTCGATTCAGTAACCCTTGATAAGATCGAAGAAAACTTATTATTAGGTTTTATAGATTTTGATTTATCAACATACCGTTACCCAAGAGCATAAACCTTGTGTAATTATTTATAAGTTAACTTTTCCAATTCATGGCTAAAAATAGAATTTTATCAAGCAACAAGGCTGTTTACGTCACAAAAACGGGCGTTTTTAACAATGGTGGTCCTCACCTTCC